CGGCCATCTGGGAGCAGGACCGACGTCCCGCCGTCCGCCTTCACCGTGGTGAGGAACGCGTTGAGCTGGGCGATGGTCGCAGTCGGAGTGACGCTCGCTGCGGCGGTGCGGGCGACGGGTGCTTGGTGGGTCACCGTAGCCTCCTGGGAGTGGCTGGATGAGGCGCCGCCGAATCCGAAGAGCACCGTCAGAACTACGGCGGGTGTGGTGATGATCCGGCTGATGTTCATGTGCGCAGCATGACACAGATGCGCAACGTTGCGCAAGTTCTCTCGGGGGAGAGAGCCCTATCCGAGCAGTAACAACCCGGGGGAACCCATGACCACCAACGGACAACTCTGCCTCGACCACAAGGCTCCCTGATGTTGGCCGCCTTCCTGGCGGCTGACCCGACCGCGACCACGGCGTTCGACTGGGCGAAGGCGGTCGGCGGGCTCGGCGGCTCCGCGATGCTCGCCCTCGGCACCTTCGCCTGGTACAGGGGACTCATAGTCACAAGGGCCGAACTGAAACGCGCCCAAGACGCTGGCGCCGATGCGTTGACCCGCATCCAGGCCGCAGCCGCAGTGACCCGGAACGACTTGCAGTCGATCATCGCCACCAAGGATCTGCAACTTGCGGCGAAGGATGAACTGGTCGAACGGAAAGACGAACAGTTGGCGGCGGCTATGCAGACGCTGGTCGACGAGACGGTCCCTGCGCTGGTGAAGGCGACCGTTGTCATGGAACACCAGCAGGCCGAGCTCAGGGCGAGGCGAACACAGCGATGAACCTGCTACTGCCGAATATGACGGCGGGGGTGCAGCAGATCGACCGGGCCGTGGACCTACTACGGACAGTGAGCAAGTCACTTAATCGGGTAGCCGAGAGTGCGTTGGCCGAATACGGCGAGGGGGAGGACGGAGACGATGCCGCCACTGGAGCCCATATCGGATAATGACGTTAGGCCGGTAACCCGGGGGCAGACCGAGCGTCTGATCGCAGCGACCGAGCGGTTGGCGGACAGCAACACGTGGCGGAAGGCAGCGAGGGTTCTCCTCGCACTCGGCATGGTCGGTCTCCTGGCCCTCGGTGTGTCGAACTTCCTTCTGTACCAGCAGGTCAAGGCGCAGGCGTCGTGCCGGTCGGTGTTCGCCGCCGCCCGCGCGAACGCACTCGACGACTGGATCCGCGCCCTGCCATCGACGACACCGAAGACCCCGGCCGAGCTGAAGCAGATCCAGCAGGTCTCCCAGGCCAAGCGGCTCGCCTATCTCAAGGTGTCGGACCAGTACCTCGACGCCGTCCGACACAGCTGCTAGGAGCATCCGATGCCTGACGCTAATGACCGGTACCGGTTCCCCGAGACGTCGCACGTCGGTGGCCACGGTCACGAAGGCCGCCTCGGCCGGCATGTCAACCATGACCCGCGGTCGCGGGCGTTCGCCCATGTCGCGTCTGGGCGGACGCTCGTCACGGTCCGCCACGAACGGAAGATCCCCGTCCTCGACCAGGGCGACATCGGCTCCTGCACCGGCAACGCCGCAGTCGGCGCCCTCGGGACGGTCCCGGACTGGGACGGGCTGCACCCCACCGTCCAGGTCGAGCTGAACGAAAAGTACGCGGTGTCCGTCTACTCCGCGGCCACCAAACTCGATGACTACCCCGGCACGTACCCGCCCGAGGACACCGGCAGTGATGGGCTGTCGGTCGCGAAGGTGCTCTTGAACTGGGGCCTGATCTCCGAGTACAGGCACGCCTTCAGCCTCGCTGACGCCCTCGACGCCCTGCAGGACGGCCCAGTAATCACCGGGGTCTCGTGGCATACCGGGATGGACAACCCGTCGCCTAGTGGCCTCGTGTCGATCGAGGGGGCTATCCGGGGCGGTCACGAGTTCGTCGCCGACTACTACGACGCCGCCACCAAGCAGGTCGGGTTCACCAACTCCTGGGGCACCGGCTACGGCGTTCAGGGCCGGTTCTTCATGTCCGCCGTCGACTGGGGTCGGCTCCTCGCCGATGACGGGGACGCGACGATCCTGATCCCCGCCAAGGTACCTACACCTGTGCCGACGCCGACGCCCGTTCCTCCGCAGCCCGAGTCGTGGTGGACGAAGTTCCTGCGCTGGCTGTCATCCCTGTTCCGATGATCCGCGGCCGCGACGTCAGTCACTATCAGGGCGACGTCGACTGGGCCGGGCTGACCGCGTCCGAGGGACTGGACTTCGGGGCCGCGAAGTGCTCCGAGGGTACGTCATTCGTCGACTCCTACTTCCGGCAGAACCGGTCCCGGATCAAGGCCGCTGGGCTCCGGTTCATCTCCTACCACTACGCCACCCCGAGCGCCTCGAGCCCCCGGACGCAGGCCGCGAAGCATGTGGCCCTGTCCGACCCGCAACCGGGTGACGCGCTCTGCCTCGACCTCGAGAAGTCCAGCCTCACGCAGTCCGCCACGAACACGTGGATGCGGGCCTACGGCGACGCCCTCCGCGACCTCGCGCCCGGCATCACAACGATCGCCTACCTCGGTGGGTACGCCGCGAACGGGTCAGGCCAGTCCGCGATCGACCACTTCGACCGCTGGTGGTACCCCCGCTATCCCGGGCCGTCGACCTGGCCCACCATCTACGCACCACGGGTCGACCTGAACACGACCGGATGGAAGGCGCCACCCGCCCCGCACATCTGGCAGTTCACGCCAGCGAGTAAGGGCATGGACGCCAACGTCTCGAACCTGACCATCGCCCAGTTGTTCAACACGGAGGCAAGCATGCCCACCGCGGCAGAGATCGTTGACGAGCTGTTCGCCCGGAAGATGACGAACCCTCTCGACCCGACCGGGGCCACCCTGGCCCGGTTCGACACGATGTTCGAGCAGACCTTCGGGCAGGCCCGCAGCATCAACCTCGCCCTCCCCGGCCTCGTTGATGACATCGCGCAGGCCGTCGTCGACAATCTCCCGCCCGCCAACACCGGCGGGCTCACGAAGCAGGACGTCGTCGATGCCCTGACGCAAGTCCTCGTCAACGGCACTGGAGGTACATCGTGACCTGGGTCAAACTGCACGCCCACTCCCTCGAGCTCCTGGCATTCAGCCTGTTCCTGCTGATCCAGCCCCGCATCGTCGGCGCATCCGAGTTCACCGCCCACGACTGGGACAAGGTCGGACTCGGCGCGTTGATGCTGGTCGTCGCCTACGTCGGCGCGAACACCAACGCGACAGTCGGCCAGTACGCGAAGCAGGTCGGCGTCGTCGGCACCGCGGTCCTCGTTTCCGCTGACAACCTGTTGGACGGGCCCTGGTCGACGCAGAAGACGATGCAGGTCGTCGTCGCCGGTGTCGTCGCCTTCGGCGCACTGCTCGGATCTAGCGCCCCGAAGGCAGTCCTACCCGGCAAGGGTCAGATGGGTGACCAGCAATGAGGGCGCGCATCAGGCTCCGTGACGCCGGATACACGGCCATCGAGCTCGTCGTCGGCGTGCTGCTCATCCTGATCTTGGTCTTCGTCCTGTTCCGACTGATCTGAAAGGCCAGCCCATGTCGAAGCTCGACGACTCGGTCACCCAAGGAGACGGCGGCTGGGACTTCACCTGCCCCGCCCCGCCCGGCACTTGCGGTGACCCCGGCACCGGCGTCCCGTTCACCTCGACGGGCTGGCCCACCAAGAAGATCGCGCAGGCCAGGGCCGGGCAGCACCTCGACGAGCACCTCGAAGGGGTAGCGGCCAAGGCTGAGAACCGGCCGGTCGACCCGTCCAAGATCATGTCCGACCTTGACGCCTTCCGGGCCAAGCATCTCAACCCTGACGGGACGGCTCGCTGATGAGCGCCATTGTCGCTGGAGAGATCGTCTTCCGGTACACCACGACCGCCGGCGCGGCTGGTGACACGACCGCGAACACGACCGTCTCCACGTTCCTCGGGAAGTACGCGGCCACGTCCGCGTGGGCCGGTGGTTCACTCAACGACCTGTTCGCTGACATCTCCGGCGCAGAGAACGCCGCGAGCCAGGTCGACTACGCCGGGCTCGCGATCCTGAACAACAACGGCGCCAACGCCATGCAGAACACCGTCATCTACATCAGCGCCGAAACCGCGTTGGGTGCCAGCATCGCAGTCGGCGTCGACACGACCGCATCGTTGGCGAAGGGGTCCGCGTCAGTCCAGCTCGTCACCATCGCCAACCGAACCACCGCCCCGTCCGGGCCAACGTTCTCCAGCCCGACCACGCTCGCCACCGGGCTCGCGCTCGGGTCCATCGCGGTCGCGTTCGTCAAGGGCGTGTGGATCCGCCGCACCGCCTCGAACAGTGCGGCGCTCTCCAACGATGGCGTGACGATCGCTATCGGCTGTGACACCGGGTCGCTGTGATGCGTGCCCCCAAGATCCACCGCGCGCTGATCGTGGGGGCTTCCGCTCTGATCGTGATCGTGGCTGTCATGGTCGGCGTGGGGCTGCTGTCGTCGAACAACGGCGGCGAGTCGCAGTCGCTCGGGAAGGTCAAGTGCGGTGCCCCGACCGCGACCATCGCTAAGGACCCGATCGTGCATCACGACGAGCCCGACGCGGTCGTCCACATGCACCAGATCTTCGGGAACTCGGGCTGGGTCAACCTGGCCGAGCCGAACGCCGCGAACTACGAGGACCTCAACGGGCAGTCGACCAGCTGCCGGATCATCGGCGACACCGCCGGCTACTGGATCCCCTGCCTGCAGCACCGCAACGACGACGGCACCTTCGGCCCGACATGCATCGGGACGAACCAGTTCACGGCCTACTACCGGCCGTTCACCGGCATCGGCGGCCCGCAGTACGGTCCCGGGTTGGCGTTCCCGCCGGACACCCGGCTCGTCGGGCACCTCTACAACTGGACGTGCGGCACCAACTCCGGCGCCCGCTCGGCCCCTGTCCAGAAGATCCCCGACTGCTCCGGCCTGTCCGGGAAACCCGGCTACACGTTGACCGCTCACATCGACCTACCGAACTGCTACGACGGCGTCCCGCCGAACCATCTGGCCGAGGATGTCGGCGACACGAGCGATAACCCGCACTACGCGTACTCGGTGAAGGTCAACCGGGTGAAGACGTGCCCGGCCGGGTTCCCTAACCAGATGGTCGCCGTGCGAGAGACGGTCCAGTTCGCCTACGTGGGCGACGGCACCGACGTGCTGCTGTCCTCGGATGTCATGGCCAGCGCGACCGTTCCGGGGTCGACGTTGCACGCTGACTTCTGGAACGCCTGGGACCAACCGTTCTTCGAGCAGTGGGTCCATGACTGCGTGAACTTCCACATCGGCGACACCGCCCGGTGCGACCCGTGAGGGGCCACGACTGCGCGGCGCACCATCACCGCGAGCTCGTCCCGATCGAGGTCCACCACGTCTGGCCGCTCGGCTACCACGGCCCGAACATCGCCTCGAACAAGGTGGCGATCTGCTGTAACGCGCACTCCGATACCCACTACCTCCTTGAGGACATGCTCCGCGGCCACCCCTACGACCTCCGCGAGTACGGTCCCGCGGTGCGAGCGTTGGCACGCAAGGGTTATGACGAAGTCATGGCCTACGGACAGGCACTCTCCGACACGATGGAAGGCACCTGATGCCGCAGAACAGCACGTGGGATAACCTCCTCGACCCCTTCCCGCCCGCACGCGGCGCGGCGATCTCCGGGTTCACCGCGTTCCGCGACATCTCACCGACCCCACTCGTTGCGTCGATGGCCGGACAGCTGGTCGTCGGCACCAAGGTCACCATCGAGGCATGGGGTGAGCACTCAGGGATCACCAGTTGCACCGTGCAGCTCGGCATCATCTACAACGCAACCGCCGGAGCAGCCGGCGGGACGACGCTCGCCGCGAACACTGCCGCCGCGTTCGGCACCACCCCGGTCGCGTGGCCCTGGCATCTGCGCTACGAGGGACTCATCACCGCTATCGGCTCGGCCGGGACGATCGACGGCATGGGCCTTGTCGATGTGTCCTCGTCGCTGGTCGCCATGACGTCCACTGCGATGCCGGTCACCGCGGCCGCGCGGATCGTCACCATCGACACGACCCTGGCTCGGCCGCTGTGGGGCATCGGCGCCGCCTTGGGTGTGTCGTCCGGGTCGAACATCGTGACTTGCTACGGCTACAACGTGGAGATCATGAACCAAGGCAAGACATCCTGACCCGCCGACCCTAAATCAGAGGCGGTAACTCGTGGCGCTTACGACCCCGGTCGCCCTCACCGCTATTGCGTCCGGGGCCGCGGCGACTCTCGTCTCGGCGTCGTACACGCCGACCGCCAACGGCATCCAGTTCGTCTACATCGCAGCGACCGGGTCAGTCAACGGGCAAACCCTCTCCTCCGTCTCGTCGACCCACGCGGGCACGGGCGCGTGGACGATCGTCAAGTTCACGCCATCTGCACTGTCGAAGTGTTGCGCGGCCGTCGCATGGGCCATCACGGGTTCCTCGCCCGGCTCCGGGACATTCACCGCGACGTTCGCGTCCACCAGCGCGGACAACGAGCTGCTGGTCTGTGAGACGACGGGCCAGGACGCTGTCACCCCGGTCAATGGGCAGGACTTTCAGGGCGACGCGGTAACCGCGACGACACCGGTCCTGACCCTGTCTGTCGCCCCCGCCGTCGGCGACATGACGGTCGTCTGTTTCGCCGGCCGGAATGTCGGCGCCAACCCCGGTGTCCCGTCCGCCACCGACACGTTCCTGTCGTTGGGTGCGAACAACCACGTCAACCCGTGCGCGTCGATCATCGGCGCCTACCGCATCACCTCCACATCGACCGGGATCACCCCGGCCGGCATGGGGACCGTCGCCAACGCTGGCGCCGCGATCGTCATCAAAGCCGCAGCAGCCGCCGCGGCCGGTGCCCCGTTCGTCCTGCCCCCGTTCCCCAGCACCCGGGCGCTACGGCCAGGGTTCGGCTTCCTCCCGACGCCGCTGCTCGGGTTCATGCCGTGGGCAGGCTTGCCGCTGCTCGCGCAGACCGCCGCGCAGGTCACGACCCCGGTCACCGCCACCCGCTCGACAACATGGAATGTGCTGGCGCCGGTCGCCGCCACGAGGGCCACGTCCTGGAACGTCGCCGCGCAGGTCCAGCAGACCAAGGCCACGACGTGGAACGTCCTCGGTCAGGTCGCTGCGACTCGCGCCACAACCTGGAATGTTGCCGCGCAGGTCGCCCAGACGAAGGCAACTACCTGGAACGTGGCCGCGCAAGTGGCCGCCACAAGGGCCACAACGTGGAACGTAGCCGCCCAAGTCCTCGGAACACGCGCAACTACCTGGAACACCCTCGCGGCCGTCACAGCCGCCACCAGGGCCACCACATGGAACACCCTCGCCCAAGTCCAGCAGACCAAAGCGACCCTCTGGAACGTCGCCAGCTCACTGACCCCAGTCCTCGCCACCAGGGCGACCACATGGAACGTCGCCGCACAGGTCCAAGGCACCCGAGCGACGACCTGGAATGTCAACGCAGCAGTGGCAGCGACCCGCTCCACAACGTGGAATGTGCGAGCCACCGCCACCGCATCGCGAGCCACGTCCTGGAACGTGGCCGCTCAGTTACAGGCTACTCGGTCGACGACCTGGGACACCCGCAGCCAGGTCGCGAGCCTGCGACCCACCACGTGGACCGTCCTCGCCACCATCCTCGCCACACGGACCACCCTATGGAACGTCGCCGCCGGCGGCGGACCACCGCCGTCCGGGTTCACCTACAAAGCCGGACACCTTATCAGCCTTTGGGAAGCCGGCCGACCTACCGATGAGCTACCCACCGCGCCCGCCTGGCGGGAGACCGCCACCCACACGACCTGGAAGACAGGCCGCCCGACGTCGAGGAGTCCTGTCTGATGCGCCACGACTCCGTCACCCCCATCTACATTCCCGTGACCGGCCCCTCCGGCTGGCAGTCAACGGCGACCGGTGTGGCCGTGTCGATCAACGACGGCGCCGCGTGGTTGACGGCGGGGATCACGATCGTCACGGCGACCGCTACCGCGATCACCCTGGCGAACGGGACTGCCGGGACCCGCTGCTACATCAGCATCCCGGCCGCGACGGTCGGCATCAGCGCACTCGCTGGCCAACTGCTTGAGTTCCTCGTCAAGCTGACCAACGGCGCGGATGTGCCGGTCATGTCGGCGGCAGGGAAGTTCTGGATCGAATAGCCCTACCTGCTCGGCCCCCTTTTGCTGGCCCCGCTCTGTTTCCCCTAACCCGGGCAGAGCGGGGCCGCTTTTCTATGTCCGCTCCACGTCACCTAACGGGCAGCACGCCGCCCCGTCATATGAATCGTCGGCCATGCACTCGCCCGCATGGGCGGCCGGGGCCGGTGCAGTCCGTGGCTGGTCCCGGACCTCGAACCTCAGCGGGACCGCTTCGTCTTCGAGCTCTTCGACGTCGAGGCGCCCCATCAGAACGTGCCCCGATCCGCGGCCGTCCGCCGCGGCTTCGCCAACCTGGCCGCGACCACCAACCCAGCCACCACGAGCCCAGCCGCGATCAGAATCTTCACCGCACGACTCTAACCCCGCAACACGGGAAGCCGCCCGATCGCCTCGACCCGCCGGTCCTCCCCCACCGCAACGTAGATCGCGGTCGTAGCTAGCGATGCGTGCCGGAGCAACGTCTGCGCGGTCCTCAGATCGGCGCCGTTGCGGACCAGCTGCGTCCCATACCAATGCCGCAGCCCGTGCGCTGTACCGGGGACGCCGGCGCGGGTCATCGCTATCGACACGATCCGGGAGACCGACGCCGCCAACACTGGACCGACCGTCCGGTGATCCGCATTCCCGACATACGTGGTGAACCAGTACCCCTTCCCGGGATAGCCAGCGGCCTCCCGCGCGATCCGCGGATGCAGGGGCAGCCACTCATCCACGCCGCCCTTGCCGACTACGTAGAGGCGGGCGCCGAGCTGGTCGACGTCCTCGCCCCGAATCTTCGCTATCTCATGGACCCGCAAGCCTTGGAAGGCGGCGAGCAGGATCATGGTCCGCGTCCGCCGGTGCATCCGCGAGGCCAGGAGGCGCTCGATATGTGCTGTCTCGACCGGCCGGGGTCGGCGGCGGGGGATCTTGGGCCTAGGCACTTCGGTCATCGGGTTGTCGCCGCGGTGGCCATGCTCGACTAGCCATCTGCACCATGCGGAGAGGGCTACGTGGTAGTTGGCGCGGGTCGACTGGGAGATCCCGGACCGGGCGAGGTAGGTGAGGATCTGCCGGGAGGTTAAGACGTGTGGTGATACGTCGGATGCTTTGGCGACCCGGTTGACCATCATCGGCCGGTCGCGGATGGTGCGTCTGGCCATCCCCTGCGCCTGCATCCAGAGCACCCAGTCATCTGTGAGGCTGGGTGGTCCGGGTGCTGGGTTGGGGATGCTCCGAAGCTGTCCCGCCACGCCGACCACCTCGCCGTAAGTAACGAGCCAGTCGCAGAATAGTTACGCAGCGGGCTCGCAGATAGGGCCGAATGGCTTGGGGGCAAAGGGATTCCAGCGCCGGGAGGCACGCGCGTTGCGCCTGCGCTCGGCGTGGCCCATGAGGTCAGAAGGCGGTGCGTCTGACGTGTAATCGGACGGCCGTTGGTTCGAGTCCAACCGCGGGAGCTTCTCACCACCATCTGGACCACCGCGTGTGGTCCCTTCGGATAGCCAGGCCATGGCCACTCCGGTCCTCATCGCCCAAGCGAGCAACACGGGGCGTGACGGGCTGGAGTGGCCTTTCTCGTAGTTGGTGACTGAGCGGCGGCTGATCCCAACCTGGTCGGCGAAGTCGGCCTGGTCGAGGCCGGCGTGTTCGCGGGCCTTGCGGAGTCTGTCCGCCAGCGTCCATTGCGGGACGTTCCCTGGTAGCGGTGCCTGTGTCATATCTGAGCCTTCTGGGCGGGCCGGGGTTTCTGTGGGGGCGGGTGCCCCGGCGTCATGTGAGCATCGTTGCGCACCCGAGCAAGGTTAGTCAACCCCTGGGCTGAACAACGTTGCTTGACAGAGGTGCGCATCTGCGCATACCTTCTACCTATGGCAGACCTGCTCACCACGGCACAGACCGCCGAAAAGTTCAACCGGTCTGTACCCACCATCAACCGCTGGGCCGCCGAAGGGCGGCTCCCCGTCGCACTCAAGCTCGACGGCCCTCGCGGCGCCAACCTGTTCGACCCCAAGGTCGTCCAGGCCCTTCTCGACGCGGAAACCGCCGCAGCCCAACAGATTTCAGCCTGAACGACGACCGGTCCCCAACACCACCCCTGGAACGGGTCAGCGGTGATGGGGACCAGACAGGACAAGTCTCGCATGCGCACTACACGTCTCGCTATCACCGGCCTCGTCTTGGCCGGGCTCGCCCTGCTCGGGGGGGCGAGCCCAGCACCAGCTAGCACCTCCACCTCTGCGACGGCCAGCCCGTCCGCGACGTGCCCCGAGCTCACCGGCAACTTCGACCGCATCTACTGGGGACTCAACGAGGCCGCCGGGTCCACGTTCGTCGACGACTCCCACGGCGACCCCGCCAACCGGCTCTCGATCACCGACAACGGCAACGCAGTAACCAACCAAGTCACCATCGGCGGCGGCACCGCCCGCGGCAACGACCACGGCCTCCTCACTTCTCCCGCCGCGGTCATGAACCCGGGCACCCACGACTTCTTCATCTGCGCCTCCCTCAACACCGTCACCGCCGGCGACGGGTTCAACTGGCTGCAGGAGGGCACGTCTAACGGCGGCACCGACGCCTGCGCCGGCGGGACGTCGAACGGGCAGATCAAGTTCGGCCCCAACACCTACGTGAAAGTCCAGGGCACGTTGGGTTGCGCGAAGCCGCTGACCGGGGTCAGCCCCAACAGTTTCAACGGCTCCGCCTATCACACGTTCGGCGTTGTCCGGCACGGCGACTACATCGCCGTCTACGTCGACCACACCTCCCGCGGGACCGTGCATACGGTCGGCGGGATCGGCGCCGTGAACCTCTCCGGCAGTGCTGACCGGCTCTCCGTCCTCGGCAAGTACATCGAGTCCGGCACCTACCCGGCCGACTACACGGTCGACATGTGTCAGTGCGCCGTCCGGGAGCTTGAGATGGGCGTAGCGCCATGACCGCCGTCTGGCTGGAGATCGACGGTTCGCCCGTTAAGGCCGAGGACTGCTGCTGGCTGACCTACGCTCCGTGTGGCTGCGTTAGCGGCGTCTGCCTGGTCGATGTCGGTGACGAGGTGCTTGTTACCGAGGAGCAGGCGCTGGCCTACACCCACGAGAACAAACAACTTCGCGAGGAGTCCATCCGCCAGGGAGACCGACTCGAACTGGCAGCCCGCTCAACGTTCGCGGCGATAGAGAATTTCGGCAGATGCCCGCACATCCCGCAGTGGGGCGTCGAGCCAACGCCGATCCCGGAAGGCATGGTCTGGGCCAGCCCTGACGGAAGTGGACGCCGCACCAACATCAAGCACCTGATCGACTCGGACAAGGTCAACGACTACTCGTCACAGTCAAAGCCGTTGTGTGGCAAGGCAACTCGCGGCGTCTACCGCGACGAGCGCTGGTCGACAAGTTCCTGCGCCGAGTGTGTGAAGTGCCGTGAAACGGCAATGGCACTGAGCCCAGCACTAGCGGTGACCTCATGACCGCCGCGCGGCCTCTAGCCGGCCGGTGGACGTTAGCCATCCTCATCCCCCTGACCGTCGCCGCATGCGTCGCAGTCGGGCTGGTCGCGGTGCCGCAGTACGAGAAGGCCCACGGCTCCGACTACCGGCAGACCACGCCCGCGCCGGCCGGGGACGCCGGCAGCGGCAAGCAGTACCCGGAGGCCACCCCGTGACCACCACCGACACCCAAGTCACCTGCCCAGTCCGCCTACTCAGCCGCGGCGACCACATCACCATCAACGACCGCACCGTCGAAGTCACCGGGAACCACCCGCAACGCCGACTCGGCGACGAGCGCCGCGAGTTCGCCCGCACCTACGAACTGTGCTGGATGGACGTCGAAACCTGGCACAACGACGGCGCCACGTTCCCAGCTGACCTTGAGTTCCCGTTCATCCGTTCTGCCGCAGAGATTCTGGAGACCACACCATGACCACCACACCGACCACCCCCGCCGCCAAGAAGACGCGGAAGATCCGCACCGCCGCGGAGGTCGCGCAGGACAACGTCGACGCCGTCACCAAGCGGGTCGCCCGCGCCGATGAGGCTTACACGCGTGCCGCGAAGGCTGCGACTGATGCGATCGCCGCGAAGGATGCCGCGCTCGCCGAGCGGACGGCCGCGAGGGCCGCCCTCGACTACGCCAAGAAAAACCCCGACCTGAAAGCCACGACCCCGCAGGCCAGTTCGGCTGCGATCACCGAGGCCGTCAAGCCCATCGCGGAACCGGGGCTGACGTCATGACCGCCACCGTCAGCACACTGCGCCCAGTCCCCGGCAGCGACGGAGCCATCCACGCCGAACCACCCACCGCCCAACGCGCCATCACCGGCGAGTCCTGGAACGTCACCCTCGACGTCACCGGCCAAGTCGACCTGCAGAAACTCGCCCGCACCATCGCAGCCGACGAGAACCTCCGCGAAGCCTGGCGCGTCCTCTCCCACAACAGGTCCGACACGGCCGCCGGCCGGGACCTGCGACTCTCCGCGGCCAACCAGATCCGCCGCGCCGACACCGCACAGCAAGCGTTCACCCTCACCCTCGGCCCCACTCAGGCCGAGGATCTGGCCGAGCGGCTCGGTGAGCTGGCGTTGGAGCCGCAGCGATGCGAGTCGTTCGACGGCACCTGCAACGTCATCCTCACCGAGGACCCTAAGCGGCTCAACGAGGTCGCCGGGCACCTGCTCTGCCCGGCGTGCCTGACGGATGTTGACGAGCACGGCATGCCTGAGGACCGCGGCTCCTACGCGGACGGAGCCTGACGGTCATGTTCCTGATCCTGTTGTGCGGCACCGTCATCGCCTGTTGGCGAGTGCTCCGCATCCTCGCGCAAAGGCACGGGCGATGAGCATCACCGACGCCACGAGCCGCACCCGCGTCCTGCGACGCTTCCAGGCCGCCACCGACAAGCAGGCCGATGGGTGCTGGATCTGGCAGGCCAAGCGCGGCCGGGACGGGTACGGCCGGTTCAGCATCCAATGCCGGTGGCACATGGCCCACCGGATCAGCCACCAGCTGTTCAAGGGACCGATCCCACCCGGGCTCGACGTCGACCACCTCTGCCGCGTCCGTGCCTGCGTCAACCCAGATCACCTGGAAGCCGTTACGCGGCAAGTGAACCTGCGCCGCAACCCCTACATCGGGGCCAAGGTCGCGCAGACCCACTGCAAGCGTGACCACGAGTTCACCGACGCCAACACCTACATCAACGCCAAGGGCAATCGCGAGTGCCGGGCGTGTGGTGCCCTGTTCGCTCGCGAGAAGAAGGCGCGCCTTCGCGAGCTAATGAGGGTCGACGCATGACGCAGCCGAAGTTGGCCCACGCCACAGATTCGGGTCGATTCTATTTAGATCCCAAGTCAGGCGAGATGCTCATCAGCGTCACCAACGTCCTCGACAAAGGCGTCGGCTTGAAAGGCCCCGCACTCCAAGGCTGGGCCGTCAAAGTCACCGTCGATTACGTGTGGGAACACCTCCCCCGGATCGTCACAGCCTCACGCATCCCGGCAGACCGTGAGGCTGTGACCCGGGAGATAAAGGCCGCCCGAGAAGTGGTGCGAGACAAGGCATCCGACCTCGGCAGCCGAGTCCACCACATGGCCGACGCCCACCTCACCGGCAAACCCATGCCCGACGACCCCGAAGCCCAGCCCTACGTCGCCCAATACGAAGCCTGGCTAGCGGAGTTCGGCGTCGACCTGGCCGCCGACGTGTTCGCCGCGGAAGCCTCTGTGTTTAACCGGGACTGGGGGTACGCCGGCACCCTCGACGTGCTGCTGTACCTGCACCTCTTCCAGGACCCCGAAACCCTCGTCACATCCAAGAGTGACAAGCGGCACCTCTGGCTCATCGACCTCAAGAGCTCGCAGACGAAACCCGACTCCGCAGTCTACCCCGACCAGACACTCCAGCTCGCCGGCCTCCGCTACGCCAAAGGGATCTGGCTACCGGACGACTCCGAGATGGCGATGCCCCCCGTGCACGCCTGCGCCACCCTGAACCTCCGCACGGGCTCTTACGGGTTCATCCCGCATGTGGTGGGGACTGCTGAGCGGCAGGCGTTCCAGGGGGCGCTAGCCGTCGCCAAGTGGGGCACTACGCAGCGGGACGTCCCGAAACCTGTTGCGGCGTCAGGGGATCCGAAACGACCAGCGCGTAAGCGCGCAACCAAGAAAGCAGCCTGACATGCCTATCAGTCCAATCACATTGCAGCGTCGTCACGCCGAGCTCGGCCGGATCAGGCTTGGCAAGAAGGGCGACAAGGGTCAGCCACAGAAGCTCGACCGGTTCCGGTTCACCTCGCCGCTGGAGCGGCACATCCGGGACCTCGCCACCCTCTACGGTGGCACCCCGCAGGAGTGGAAGAACGGCACCGCCACCGAGTGGGAGGTCTACTCGACCGCCAACAGCATCCCCGTCGTGGTGGTCAAGGGCGGCCTGTCGCAGTGGATGGAAACCTGGTCCGGCGGTGGCTGCGTCCACCGCTGCGACGGCGTCACCAACGCCCTCACCGGGGACCTCTGCAACCCGGAGGACCCCGCACACCAGAACGCCAAGCCGACGACCCGTCTGTCCGTCATGCTCCCCGAGCTCGAAGCCATCGGCGTCTGGAGAACCGAGACGCATGGATGGAACGCAGCCGCCACGTTGCCGAACATGCACGACCTCGCCGCCTACCTCGGTGACCTAGTCCCGGCCCGGCTGATGCTCAAGGAGCAGAAGACGGTCAAGGATGGCCGAACTAACCGGTTCGTCGTCCCCGTCCTCGACCTGGAAGTCTCGGCGTCCCGGCTGACGGCCCTTGTGCAGCAAGCGAACGGTGGGCAGATCGGAGCCATCGAACAGCAGTCTGAGGCCAAGGCAATCGAGTCTGCTGCGGACACCGACTGGATCACAGAGGCTCTCGCCCAGTGCCAGACGGCTGATGACGTCCGAGACCTCTGGCAGCGGGTCAACTTCGCCCACGCCATGAACCCAGACCTCGCAGCTGTTCTGACCGCTCGTGGAGAAGAGCTCAAGGCAGCAGTCGACGGCACCGTCGACCCTGACATGTCGGTGGACGATGCGTGGTCGGCGATGGTCGCCGAAGCCGGCAAGCACAACCTGACGGCCAGCGCCATCGACTTCGAGCTCACCACCCGGTACGCGCCACTCACCCCCGACCAGCTGACCGCGCTGCAGTTGGTCGAGTTCACGGCTGACCTCAAGGCCGGGAAGGTCGCAGCATGAGCGCGTCGAGAGTGCGACACGCGCTGTCCTACAAAGATGCCCGGACCTACCTGCGGATCGGCATCACGCCGGTTGAGATCGTCCGGCTGCGCTGGCCTGACATCACCGACCAGGGCGCCGACTACGTGCTGTGGGAGCTGACCCCGTTCCCGCTGGTGCGAGGGGTCCATGACCTCGCGGATGCGGTCTGTGCGATCGAGGAAGAACCCCCGGGCCTGCCGCCGCGGGCTCCACGGTCGAAGGTCGTGGCTGCATGAGCATCCCCTGGCACCTCCAGCCCATGGTCGCCTTCGACCTCGAAACCACCGGCCCACACCCAGACACCGCACGCATCGTCACCGCCACCATCATCGAAGTCTCAAGCTCCGGCATGGGCAACGTCTACGAATGGCTAGTCGACCCCGGCATGGAAATCCCCGCCGGGGCGACCGCCATCCACGGCATCACCACCGAACGCGCCCAAGAAGACGGCCAAGACCCCGCCGAAGCCATCATGGAGATCACCGAGCTCCTCAGCTTCACCCTCGCCCGCGGCATCCCAGTCGTCGGCCAGAATATCTCCTATGACCTGACCGTCCTCGACCGCGAATGCCGCCGACACGGCATCCGCACCCTCGGTGACCGACTCGACCGAGTCGCCCCGATCATCGACACCTACGTCCTCGACAAGCAGGTCGACCAGTTCAGGAAGGGCAAGCGGACCCTGACCGCGATGGCCGCCCACTACGGCGTCAACCTCGCCGACGCCCACACCGCGTCCGCTGACGCCCTCGCAGCGTCCCGGATCGCCGTCGTCATGGCCGAGTGGTACGCCGAGCTCCGCGTGGACGCTGACCGGCTCCACCGGTCGCAGGTGGACTGGCGGTTCGAGCAGTGCAAGTCGCTGCAGGAGTATTTCCGCCGCACCGACCCCACCGCCATCGTCAACGGCGACTGGCCAGTCCAGCAACTCCCCAACGACTGGACCCCGCAGCTCGTCGACGTCGAAGAGGTGACCGCATGATCCCCGCACCAGAGGAAGCATCGGCCACCTCCCGGCAGATGGCCCGCGCCTGTCGTGACACCTACGTCGCGCTCGTGGCCGAAGGGTTCACCGAGTGGCAGGCCCTCATCATCGTCGGCCAGTGCATCTCAGCTGCCGCACAACAGAACCGAGACGACTCATGAGGGTCTGGCAGGCGGCAGCGGTCGTCACCGGAGGCATCCTCTGGGGCGAGTTCTGGATCTGGCTCCGCGACCACGCCACCCCACGCCGACACGCCAACGAGGCGCACTCGGACGAGCTGCACTCGTTCCTCGACGACGCCGACTGGCCAGACAACCGAGGGGACCAGACATGACCAACCAACGGCCACGTGCACAGTGCGGCACGACCGGCGGGTACGACTCCCACCGCTACCACAACGAAGACCCCTGCGAGCGCTGCAAACGTGCCAATCGCGAGTACCAGCGCGAATGGCGGCAACGTAACCGCCCCACCCGCGCCGTCCCCCCCGACCCGAAGACAATGTTCCCAACGCAACGGATCCCGGTCGCGGAGAAGCCGACGCCATGTCAGGTCCAGAACAAGGACCTATGGCTGGCGGAGGAGCCGGACAGCGTTGCCGCGCAATGGTGCCAGTCGTGTCCACTGATTAAGCCGTGCCTGGCTTACGCGTTGGGATGGAAGCTGTTCGGTGTCTGGGGTGGTCTCACGATGGATGAGCGGAAGGCGATCCAGAAGGAACAGGGGATTAAGGCCAAGCCCGTCCTGAGCGGCTGGCGCGCGTCATGAACGACGACACCGACTCGGTCAACCACCCGGCCCACTACACGTCGCACCCGTCCGGTATCGAGTGCATCGAGGTTACCCGGCACATGGGGTTCAACCTCGGCAACGCCGTCAAGTACATCTGGCGAGCCGACCTGAAAGCCAACGCGATCGAGGATCTGGAGAAGGCCGCCTGGTACGTCGCCGACGAGATCGCCAAACGGAAGGCGGCGACCGCATGACCGCCACCGAGCTGGAGCCCGGCACCCCGCAGGCCGCATCCTGCTACGGCAAAACCCGCGGCCACTACTACACCAAGGTCAACGGCGTGTGGGTCTGCGTCGCATGCAAGGAGCCACGACCATGATCCACGCCCTGACCTGCCCGGTCCGTTCCCGCTGGCTGCGGTGGCGCAACCACCAGCCGTTCTGGTGTGACGACAAGACAGCCAACATGCTCGGCGTCGCGCAGTACGGGTGCCGCCGTTGTGGACATGGGGCCATGCAGCAACGACCTGCCGCCCACCGCACTCCGCATCCCGTCGAGACACAGGACCGGCCATGACCGACCAGCGTGTCTACATCGCCACCCGCCAAGTCCGACACATCGCCGTCCGGATCACCGACCTCGACAACGACCCCACCGACAACGCCGGACGCTACCGCGCCATCTGCGGCTCACAAGCCGTCGCCGACTGGCCCATCCTCGGCGACGCACCCCGACTCCTCTTCGGCGCCGACCCCGACAACGGCGACGGACGCTGGAGCCTGCACGTCTGCCAACGGTGCTACCGCGAAGCCCAGACCATCATGTCGGCGGCAATCACATGACCGACGACGAAGCCGCCCAGATCCGGCGCAGCGCAGACACGCTCACCGCCATCGTCGGTCGCATCGGCTACGACGAGGCCGCAGCAGTCACGGTCGGATGGTCCCGCCGCAAACTCCTCACCGTCGCCCTAGAGCTCGCCCGGCGCAACTTCCACGGCACCAACGCCGACCCTCTCGCCGACCCGCACCGGCCCCGTTCACGGCAACGGCTTCTGCTCGAAGAGGACCGATGGACAGTGGAGGACGCGCGGCTAGCGCACCGCATGTACGACGCCGGACTCAAGACTGCCCACGTCATGGAAGGTAACCGGGTCTATGCCCGGCGTGCGCGGAGGGCACGTTCCGAAGCGGCGATCGAGGCGCAGCGGCAGAGGCTCATGGGGGCGACAGGATGACCAACCGACCCCGCGCCATCGGCACCGCCGCCGAAACCGCCGTCGTCAAAGTCCTACGCGCCAACGGATTCGGCCAAGCCGAACGCCGACCACTACACGGCAACCAGGACTGGGGCGACATCTACGGCACCCCCGGCATCTGTTGGGAAGTCAAAGGCGGCGAGGCAGGCAAAGCCGCCCACGGACGCCCCACCCTGCTCGCATCGTTCCTCGCCCAGACCGAGACCGAACGCCGGAACAGCAGCAGCGACGTCGGCGTCCTGGTCCTCGCACGCAAGGGCTTCCCGCGCGCCGACCAGTGGTGGGCCGTCATCCAGCTCGGGCAGTTCCTCGAAATCGGCACCGGAGACTCAGTCCACTTCCTTGACACCGTGCGCTCTGTCCCGAGCCTCGTCGAACGCGCCATCCACCTATCCACACCGATCTGGCTAGAGCTCGGCGACCTCATTCGCGCGCTCAGGATCACCGGCTACGGCGACCCGCTGCCCGAGACCTACGGCCACCGCATCGACACCCTCGACGTCAACAGCGGTGTCCTGTGACCGACCGCCGCATCGCCATCCTCGCCGCCATCGCCGTCGCCATCGCGGTCCCCCTCATCACCACCGGACTCGTCATCGCCGACCAGTTCTGGACGAAATGGAAGAACAGCCGATGACACGCCCGACGATGCTCGACACCTACTGCAAGGCCGGCGGGTCCGCCATGGGGTGGGACCTCGCCGGCTTCGACGTCGTCGGCGTCGACATCGAACCCCAACCCAACTACCCGTTCGAGTTCCACCAGTGCGACGCCATCGAATACATCGACACCCACGGCCACGAGTTCGACGCGGTCACCGGTTCACCGCCCTGCCCGCGCTATGCGGCGGTGACGAAGTGGCGGGGCAACCCCGGCGATCACCCGGACCTGATCGCCCCGACCCGTGACGCGATGAATCGCGCGGGCCGGCCGTGGGTGATCGAGAACGTGCCGGAGGCCCCGATCCGCCGCGACTTCCTCCTCTGCGGGACGCAGTTCGGGTTGAACATCCGCCGGCACCGCGTCTTCGAGGTCGGCTTGTGGACTCCAGCGTTCGAGCTGCAGCCGGGGTGCCTGTGCTATCGGAACCCGCGGCTGGTGCCATTCGAGCACAAGGACGAGCGGGCGTTCGCTGACGCACTCGGCTGCCCGTGGATGACCGCGAAGGAAGGCCGCGACGCCATCCCGCCCGCCTTCACCGAGTACATCGGCCGGCAGCTACTCGCCGCCTTGGTGATGGCCGCGTGAACATCGACGACCTCGGCACCTACAGCGACGGCTACCTCCACGGCGCCACCTGGGCAATCAACCACACCACCAACCAGCTCGAGCAACGCGACGAACGACTCGCCCGACGCATCGTCGCCCTCCAGTACGACCACGACCACCCACTCGACCCCAACACGGAATCGTGGATCGACCGCAACGTTCGCATCTGGGCTGCATCCACCGTCCGAGCGTCACTGGCCGGCCCGACCCCGACCTACGAGCAGTGCATGGCCTCCTGGGATGACCCCACATGAGCGACGAATGGGGCGACCAACCCGTCAACGACGACGAACTCGAAGCCCACGACCAAGCCGTCGAAACCCAGCTCGCACACAACCGAGCCGTCCACGAAGCCGCAGCACGCCTCCGCGCACAACGTGACGCTCGCGACCTCGTCCGCGGCGAAGAGCTCGCCGACATCGACCTCCCCGAGCCCTACCGCCTCGACGCATTCCTCGCCCGACCCCTCGAACCCATCACCCACCGCATAGCCGGCCTGATGCCGATGGGGGCGCGCATCCTGCTCTCGGCGCAGTGGAAGGCCGGGAAGACGACCCTGCGGGACAACTTCGTCCGGTCCCTGGTCGACGGTGACCCGTTCCTCGACCGCTACGAGATCACGGCCCTACCCGAGCACGGCACCGTTACGATCCTCGACTTCGAGCTCGACGACCAGACCCTCCAACGTTGGCTGACCGACCACCAGATCGAGAACCAGCACCACGTCAACGTCATCCCCATGCGTGGCCGCGCCTCCGCGTTCGACATCCGTGACCCACATCTACGCGAACGCTGGGCCAAGCAGCTACAGCAGATCGGCACCGCCGTCATCGTCCTGGACTGCCTCAGACCCATCCTCGACGCACTCGGCCTCGACGAGAGCCACGACGCCGGCCTGTTCCTCGTCGCCTTCGACGCCCTCCTGACCGAGTGCGGTGCCCGCGAAGCCCTCGTCATCCACCACATGGGACACACCTCCGAACGGGCTCGCGGCGACTCCAGACTCCGCGACTGGCCCGACGCCGAATGGCGACTAGTCCGCGACAAAGACCCCGAAGACCCCACCCTCGACGACCCCTCCGGAGCCCGCTACTTCACCGCCTACGGACGCGACGTCGACCACCCACAACAAGAGCTCACCTACAACCCCGACACCCGCCACATCAGCCTCCGAGCCGGCGCAGGAGACCGCCAGCTGACCGCCAAGAGGCGGAAGACGGCAGCCGCCTGCCAGAACGTCCAACGCATGGTCACCGCCCAACCGGGCATCGGGAAACGAGCCCTCCTCACCGCCATCTCAGGCCACAACCCCACCATCACCGACGCCATCGAACAGCTCGTCGAAGACGGACTAATCACCCGCCACGTCGACGGACAGAAGCACTCATACTTCCCAGGAGCCCAACCACCCGAACTGGACATAACACCAACCGTGCCCACCGTGCCCACCCGTACCCAGGGCACAGGGGCACGGACCGTGCCCAGACCTTTAGGGATGGGCACGGTCCCAGGCACACCCGACACGGCCCCTGAAAGTGGGCACGGTCACGACCTGCCACCACTTCGCGGCTTCGCCAACCAAACCCACGTCCCACCCAACCAGCCACCCGAGGAGAAATGGTGAACACTCAACCACTTGACGACAACAAATCAGACGGCGGACATTCCTGGCTGGGTTCGCATGACAGGGGCAGTTGGCCGTCCTGGGCTGACGGCAATCCGCGTTGCCGCTGCGGCCACCAGGCCACCGGGCACAGGTGGGCTACGGAACCATCCACTGAGTGCCTCTACGGGGACGGCTGTGCGGAGTTCTCGCCGGCCGACTACGACGGCCCCGTCTATGTGGGTCTTGAGCTGGATGAGCCGGAGCTGGTCGACGTCGGCGTCGACGAGGGGCCTGTACCAGCAGCCGGGGAACGGGACCAGCGGCAGATCGACTACGAGGCTGGGGACTGGTGCGGCGAGTGCCGTTACGGCGTCGTGGAAGATCCGCCTTGCTGTACGCAGCCTGCTGTCCCGGTTGTTGTCCAACTAGAACCAGCCGAGGACGCGCGGTGGTGCGAGATGGCCCGGTTCCACGAGCCGCACGAATGGCAATACGCCGCGAAACCGGCCCACTGCCCTGGCTATCAAGGCCAGTCCTGGCCCGCCGCTGTTCCTGTCGTCCATCCAGAACCAGGAGACCGAGCCGAGACGATCGATGGTCGGGCGAACGACTGCCGCCATGACTCCGCATCGGGCGTCGACACTGCGGCGAACGGCCCAGACAAGGTGTGGCGTTGCGACCACTGCGGCCTGCGGTGGCGTCAAGGCGATGGGGAGGAACTGCGATGACCCGCGAGGAGCGCTGGCGTGAGGCCGTGGACCGCTACTTCGCCCCGGCCGGCATGGCGTTGGCTGATGTGGAGGTTGCTGCTGCTGTGGCTGCTGTACGGGCCGACATGGAGGCGCTGGCGGTGCAGATCGAGTCGCGGCAGGTGTCGCATGCGGCGGGCAAGAGAGGCCCGGAGGCGTGGAACGACGCGCTTCGCTTCGCCGCTGCGGCTGTTCGTTCGGCTACCAAGGAGGAATCGTGAGCGTCGCAACGAAGCAAGGCGCATGGATCAGCGCCACCCAGGTGACCCGCCTGGAGTGTTCGCAGTGCGGCTTGGTCAGCGTCTCGAAGTGGCCGATGAACGACCGCCAGTTAGACGAGGCGATCGCGGAGCACGCACGGAAGCACGGAGGGATCGATCGTGGCTACTGAGACCCCGGAGGTGCAACCAGCCGGCCAGGAGGAGCGACAGCGGCGGATCGACGCAGCGTTGCCGTTCGGGCGGTCGATGGTCGAAGCCGACCTAGCGGAGGGACGCAACTACTCACTCCTCAACCCTGTGGCCATCCTGGCGATCTTGGACGACTACTCCGAGCTTCGGGTTGTGGTTGAGGGGCTCCGAACCCAACTAGCCGACACGGAAGCCTGGACGGCGCGCATCGAAGCCGAGTACCGCGCTCTCGGGGTTCAGGTGGCCGCAGTCAAAGCCCTGCACTTCCAGGACCGCGCGCTGCCTGAGGTCGGCGGTGAGCTGACCCGGTACTGCGCGGAGTGCGGCGACGTCTGGCCATGTCGCACCGTCGAGGCAGTTGGGGGGCTGGGATGACACCCACAGAACGCCTGGAGGTGCCGACGTTGTTCGATCAGCCCGCGCCGTCGCCGATCAGCACGGCCGTCGTCACCATTGACGGCCTCTATCGGTACAGGCTGCTCCGGTCGTGGCAGCCGTCCAAGCCCATGATGGTGTGGGTGATGCTCAACCCCTCCACGGCTGATGCCAGGGCCGACGATGCCACGATCCGACGCTGCAAGGGCTACGCCAAGCAGGAGGGCTGCGGCGGGATCATCGTCGTCAACCTGTACGCCTACCGGGCCACTAGCCCGGCCGTCATGCTCGCCGCCGCCGACCGGGTTGGCCCGGACAACGACGACTGGCTGCAGGTCGAGTTAGTCAACGCCCACCGTCACGGCTGGCCTGTCGTCTGCGGCTGGGGTGGCAACGCCGAACCGCACCGGGTTGCCGCGTTCCGCCGAATAGCCGACATGTGCGAAGCCCGGCTGCTGTGCATCGGTGTCACCAAGGACGGCGCGCCTCGGCATCCCTCGCGTGGCTCCTACGTGCCACTAACTCCATGGCTCACCGGTTCGGTTGGGGTGTCCGACAAGGAAGCAGGAAACGAATGACCGCCACGATGTGCGCGACTGGCTGCGGCCGGCCAACGTCCGCGGTCCTCTGCCCGCCATGCGCCGAACAGACCGCCGACGCGCTAGCGAAGCTGGCCAGCTGGTCGCGGACACCCGGCAGCGCGGCTGGTCTGTTGCCGGGTGACAAGTACGGGTGCCTACCATCCAGCCCGTTCGACCTGCCGTCCGGGCTGTCGATGCTCGGCGGGTCGAAGGCGTTGGCCGTCGAGCTCGACATAGCCCGCTCCAGGCAAGGGCGGCGCGGAGACCAGACGGGGCCGCGGCCGGCGCCCGGCAGCAAGATTTGGTGGCCGTTCGAGGGCGGCCGGGAAGCCACACCCGGCCGGGCCGCAGTCCGACCCAGGATCTCCCGGCTGGATGAGGCTGAGCGGGATCTGACGCGGGCGGTGCAGCATTGGATCGCGACGCTCGCGCGGGGGCAGGTGGTGGCCCCGCATGTGATCGTCGAGGGCCACGTCCTAGCCCGAGCTTGCACGTGGCTTCTGTGGCATGTCCACGACATCACCGTCCACCCGCAGGCGGGGGATGCGCACCGGGCGTTCACGGATGTGGCGGGGGCGATTGAGAAGCTGGTTGACCGGCCGGAGGACCGGGTCTATGTCGGCCCTTGCTTCCAGGTCATCGACGGGACTGAGTGTCGGACGGACATGTACGCGAAGCCGGGTGACCGGGTCGTCCAGTGCGCATCGTGCGGGCATGTCGTCGGGGTGGAGGAGCGGCGGGCGTGGTTGGCGGATCATCTGGAGGAGGTGGAGTTGACGTCGATCGAGGCGTGTCGTGCGTTGGCCAGGATCGGTGTGGAGGTGGATGACTCGCAGGTCCGGGGTTGGGCGACGCGGGGGGCGCTGACCAGCCGGGGGAAGGTGAAGAAGGATGGGCGGATGCGGCCGGTCTATCGGGTGGGTGACGTGATGCTGCTGGCGTACAAGAAGGCTGAGGATCCGCGGGCTGAGCGGCGGGCGGCACGGCAGGAGGTCAGCGCATGAAGGTCGGATATCTGATGCTGAGCGGCCACGAGTCGACGGCGTATCTCGACGACGACCCGGACGACCTAGGGATATATCACGGCGAGAACAAGCACAGCGATGAGCCGGTCGCCGTGCGGTGGACTGGCGAGCGATGGGAGGAGGTCGAGCGGTGACTTTCGCGAGTCGCATGTGCGCATACGCGCATGTCTGCTATGTTCCCTCTGTAGCGCCCGATTCTGCATGCTTGTCGTGCCCTGAACTCGCTGGCCACGCACTCCGTGAGCACGAACCCCGCACAGATCGGGACCACACGCTGGTGAGGTGAGGCCACCATGCCGAACCAGCCCAACCGCCCGTACACCCCCGAAGAGGACGAGATTCTCCGCGCCGGGAACGCCGCCGGCGAGTCGTTGAACACGCTGGCGAAACGGTTGGGCCGGGCTCCATCGTCGGTCAGCAGTCACTCGAAGCTGATGGTCCCTCCTGTGTTGTGGGATCGGTCGAAGACTGAGGCCGCGGTCCGTGCCCACGCGGCGGACGCCAAGGCTCGCCGCCTTGCCCTCCAGGACCGGGCGCTAGGGCAGGCCGAGAAGGGCTATGACGTCCTCGAGGCCGGCAAGTATAAGCGGATTTTCAAGGGCCAGTATGGCACCGAGTCCATTCAGGAAATCGACTTCATCCCGCCGAACGAGCGCCGCGATCTGGCTGCGTCGATCGCCCAGCACGTCGCGGTCAGTGCCCGGCTCGCTGCGGTCGATGAGGATCCACGTGTGGGGGCGGGCCGGTCGATGCTCGGGAAGCTGGCTGAGGACATCGGTGGTGCGCTCGCGGTGGACCTCAGGTCGAAACTCGATCTGACTGGCCCGGATCGCACCGATGTCTGACCCGGTCGGGTTGTCGGCGGCGCAGCTGTCGAGTGTCCGTGAGTCGGTTGGCGCGGTGAACATCTGGGAGGGTGCCGTTTCGTCTGGGAAGACGATCGGGTCGCTGCTCCGGTTCCTGATCGAGATTGCGCAGGCCCCGAGCTCGGGTTCGGTAGCGATCATCGGCCGCACCAAGGATTCCATCGCTCGTAACATCCTCGGCCCGTTGATGGACCCGGGGCTGTTCGGTGATATCGCCGCGTTGACGACGTACACGCGGGGCGCGAACCTGGCGAAGATCCTCGGCCGTGACGTTGAGGTGATCGGCGCGAACGACGCGAAGGCTGAGCCGAAGATCCGCGGTCTGACGATCGCCGTGGCTTACGTCGATGAGATCACGACGCTCCCGGAGGATGTCTTCACCCGGCTGTTGGACCGGATCCGGGTGCCGGGTGCCCGGCTGTTCGGGACGACGAACCCGGACTCGCCGGCGCACTGGTTCAAGGCGAAGTTCCTGGACCGCATGGGCGACGCCGACGATGACATCCAGGATTGGCGCCGGTTCCACTTCCTGATGGACGACAACCCGGTTCTGCCGGCCGCGTACAAGGTGCGGATGCACCGGGAGTTGACGGGGCTCTGGCGGCGCCGGTTCATCCTCGGTGAGTGGGTGGCCGCTGAGGGTGCCGTGTATGACATGTGGGATCCGGAGCGGCATGTCGTGCCGTGGGCTGAGCTTCCCTATATCGATCGGCTGATCGGTGTCGGCATCGACTACGGCACCAGGAATGCGACGTCGGCGATTCTCCTGGGCATGACCCGGGCGGGCAGCCTGGTCCTGGTCGACGAGTGGCGGCATGACTCCCGCGTTGCCGGTGTCGAGGTGTGGACGGATGCGCAGCAGTCGGCAGCGCTACAGGAATGGCTAGCCCAGAAGCACACCCCGCAGGTCGGGGACCCGCCCATTGAGCAGATCTACCTCGACCCGTCCGCTGCATCGCTGTCTCGACAGATGTGGCAGGACGGCATCGGCAACGTCCACGCCGACAACAACGTGACCTATGGGATTCGGATTGTCGCGACCCTGCTCGGCCAGGGGCGGCTGATCGTGTCGGATCGGTGTACGGGGTTCATCAACGAGGCACCGGGGTACGTGTGGGATGACAAGGCGACGGCGCGCGGCGTGGACCAGCCGAAGAAGGGCTCCGGTGTCTCGGATCACAGCATGGACGCGGCCCGGTACGCGGTCTGTTCGACGGAGCCGATCTGGCGTGAAGCGCTCGTGGACCGAATCGGGGTCGCCGTTCTGCGGCATCAGCTCGAGGACGAGTACGGCAGCGGCGGGATCGACTTCATGACGGAACCGATGTGACGAGAGGCGGGTGGATCTGATGGCTGGAACATCTCTCGGTTACGTCGATGATGGGGCCACCGGTTTCACTCTCCTCGACAGCCTCCTCGAGTACGTCCCCGACCTCACCTGGCCCGACAGTGTCCGCACGTATGCGCGGATGCGGTGGGATCCGACGCTGCAGTCTGTTCTCAAGGCGTACACGCTGCCGATCCGCCGCGCGTCCTGGAGTGTTGACCCGGCTGGGTGCCGGCCGCTGGTGGTTGAGACGGTTGCTGACCAGCTGGGGTTGTCGATCCTCGGGCAGGATGCGAAGCCGTCGCCGGCGCGGCGGCGTGGTGTGGTCTGGGGCGATCATCTGCGGTTGTCCCTCCTTGACTTGACGTTCGGTCACATGGTGTTCGAGCGGACCTACGGCGACATCAACGCCGCCGGGATCCAGCCGCTCAACGTGTTCCAGGAGCGGATGCCGCAGACGATCCGCGACATCCGCATCAACACTGACGGGTCGTTGGCTGAGGTGCGGCAGAACCCGATGATCCTCAACAGTGCCGCCCCGTCGATCGGTGTGGCGCCGATCCCGGCGCAGAACCTTGTCTGGTACGCCCACGACAAGGAGGGCACCGCCTGGATGGGCCAGAGCCTGTTGCGGCCGGCGTATGGGGCGTGGCTTATCAAGCATGAGATGAGCCGGGTTCTAGCCACCAGCAACCGGCGGTTCGGGATGGGTGTCCCGTCCGTGGAGGCGCCTCCCGGGTCGACGGCCACGCAGGTCGCCGCAGCTCAGGCGATGGCGTCGGCTGCCCGGGTCGGTGACCAGTCGGGTGTGGGGATGCCGTCCGGGTTCAAGTTCGCGCTGACCGGCCTGTCCGGGTCGGCGCCGGACACGTTGGCATTCCTGCGGTACCTCGACTCGCAGATGTCCCGGTCGACGCTTACCGGGCTGCTTGACCTCGGTGACTCGAGCAACGGGTCGCGGGCGCTCGGTGACTCGTTCCTCGACGTCTTCATCCTCGCGTTGCAGTCGATCGCCGACGAACACGCAGCGACCGGCACGAGTCAGATCGTGGTCCCGTTCGTGGACGTGAACTGGGGTGAGGATGAGCCGGCCCCGCGGATCGTCTGCGGTGACGTCGGGTCCGAGCATGCGGTGACCGCGGCTGCCCTGGCTGAGTTGGTGAAGTCGGGGGCGTTGCAGCCTGACCCGGCCTTGGATTCGTTCATCCGTGGCGAGTGGAAGCTGCCGCCGCGGGAGGTCTCCGCGCCGTGGCAGGAGCCAGCCGCACCGGTTGACCCGAATGTGGCTAAGCCTGCGAAGCCTGCCGCGTCCGCGCGTCCGGTGGGGGAGGTTCGTGCTGCGGCCGGCCAGTTTCGCCGCCAACCGACCGCGGTAGAGGCGGCGGCTAAGACTGACTTCGCGGCCGTCCAACAGGACTGGCTGTCGGCGTTGGATGGGCTCGTCGCGGACTGGGCGAAGATCACCAAGGCGCAACGCAAGAGCATCCTCGACCAGATCAGCCAGGCCGCGCATGACGACAACCTTGATGCGTTGGCCTCGTTGGCGGTCGATAGCAAGCCGGCCGCCGCGTTGCTTGAGGAGCGGATGGTTGGGCTCGCTGATGAGGCTGCGCAGATGCAGGCGGATGAGGCTGACCGGCAGGGTGTGAGCGTGCCGGTCGGCGTCCCCGACCAGGATCGTCTGGCGGCTTCGGCTGCCGTGGTGGCTGCGGTGTTGGCGTCGTCGCTGGTTGACGGGTCAACTAAGAAGGCGTTGCAGGCGTGGACGCCGGGCGCCACTAGCGCGGATGTTGTGCAGGCGGTTGGCGGGTGGATGGACACGCTGACTGACGCGTCGCTGCGTGACCAGCTGGGCGGCGGGTTGTCGTTGGCGCAGGGTGCTGGTCGTGGTGCGACTCTGATGGCGGCTGCGGATGCTGGGATGGGTGCGTCGTACTACGCGAGCGAGATCCTCGACGGGTCGACGTGTGGCCCGTGTCAGGCCGAGGACGGTCACCAGTTCGACTCGCTTGACGAGGCTGACGCGGCGTATGCGTCCGGTGGGTTCGTTGAGTGTGAGGGTGGGTTGCGGTGTCGGGGGATCATCGTGACTGTTTGGGATGACGCGAAGGCGCAGGCCGCCTGATGTACCTCTCGGCGTCGACTGCGACCACGACGTGCGGGACGCCCGCGACGATCACCTACGTGTCTACGACGTGGCCGTGGCGTTGGCCTGACGAAGGCCCCGAAGCCGGCGTCCGCGAGCCGCGGCGTCCGGCCCCTGATCCGTCCGGTGTGCTGGCTGGTGTCAACCCGCCCCCGGCGATGGCTCGACCACTCATTTAAGGCGGTAAGGCCGTTCGGCGGTTCTGATGTCGGGTGTTCCTGCCGCTGCCATGAACGCGACCTGCACCAACTAGCACACCGGACTAACACAGCCAGGAGGCGACCCCTCCATGGCGATCACTGTGCCCGCAGCCCCCGCACTCTCCCGCATCCCCAACGTGGAACTCATCCACACCGGCACCTGGGCCATCTCCACCGGCGTCTGGACCGTCACGCCCGAGGACATCACCAACGCCGTCGCCGCAATGGAATGCCCAGCCGTCGGCCGGCCCATCCTCAAGCTCGGGCACACCGACCCCCGTTTCGACGGGGAACCCGCGGTCGGCTACATCTCGAACATCGCAGCAGCCGAGGGCGGTCACACGCTCGTCGGTGACTACGAAGGTATGCCCGGCTGGCTCGGCCCCGTCATCGGATCCGCCTATCC